CATTGCGTTGTTTGGAACGATATTGCCCTGCGCTCCAGGAACAAACAACTCAGGGCCACGTTCGCCAACCAAATAGGGTTGTCCCGCTCCAACCGGACCACCAAGTGCTCTGACTGGCGGTGGAACAGTAGGTCCACCCATCTTTATAAATTTCTCCGGCGACATTCCTCCATATCTGTCACCTGGCCCAGTCAAACCCGAAAAGGGATTAAACAGCGAAGCCACTGACCCAAGCAGCGTTCCAAACAATCCTTGCCCCTGCTGCAAGTTGCCCTGCTGATTTCCATAGAACGCCATGTTGGCAGCAAGATTTAAAAACTTATCCGCCAAACGGTCCAGCATATTGGCGAGTGCGTCACTAAGGCTGCGTGTTTCGTCTGTTGCAGCCTTAATGCCATCAACAAAACCATCTCTAACAATATCGGTTAAACCCTTAGCTAGCTCTTGCGCTTTCTCAAGCTCTTCTTTTTGCAAAGCAAAGTTTTTCTTCAAAATATCAGCTTGATCTCTTAAAGCTTCGTTTTGCTCGTCTTGAATAATTTCAGCGTAACGCCTTGCTCCCTCCGCTCTTGCCTCATCCTGTTGCGCCAATGCACGATTTTCAACGCCCTGACGACGCAACTGCTTTGCTGTCTCAGGAAGCTCTAAATTGTTGATTTTTTCAATAGCCTCTACGCGCCGATTCTCGATTTCTTCAAGCTCCATTTCAACGCGAATTCTATTTGCACTTTGCTTATCTCCAATCAACTCTGCGGCTGCAATTCTGTCCTTAAATCCGCTGATTTCACGAATGTTTGCAGCTTCTCTTTCAACCTGATTAGCAATTTGTCTACTTCTTTCAACGCGTTCAGCAAGACGCTGTGCCTCTGTTTTGCCTGTTTTCTTTGGCGTTGGTTTGCTTGGATCAATTAAATTGGCGAGTAAGTCAGTCTGTCCAAATTTGCCCTCAATAGCCTCTTGCCGTAACGTTCCAAGTTGCTCTAACGATGCGGTTTTTAGCACCTCTTTTGTTTCAAATTCTCCCTGTCCTAACGTTCTCGTTATGGTTTCAGTGCCAACCAGCTCTCTAACACGTTTATCAAACGCAGCTACACCTTCAGGTGTTTGAAGACTTCCCTTTAAATTGCGAATAGTTTGTTCGCTAACATCGCGCCCCAGCACGGAATTAACCAAGGACAGAAATCCAGCCAATGGCCCAGCGATTAACGCTTGAAGCGAAATAAACAACCTGTTGACCAGCGTGTTGAACTCACTGGATTCATCACCTAAGTCCTTAAACGCCTTAACACCATCCGTGCCAATGGTTGATGCTAGTTCTGCTGTCAGCAGTTTTGATAATTCTTGGGTCTCACCGAGGGCCTGAAGCTCTTCCGCACGCTGTTGAGTGGCTTTGGTTGAGAACAAAGATCGCTCAGTCATTGACTGAAGCGCTGTGTCTGTTTCGCCAAGAGTGGAGCCAAATTTAATTGTGCTGTTAACCAAAGAATCAACAGCCATACCAACAACCTGCAGGCCGACCGTCAGGCCGCCAAACATTTTGCCGCTCATCAGGCCACCAATCGCACCACCAGCTGCTTGGCCAAATCCACCGCCAAACAACAGTGGAAATGCACCACCTGTTATTGCAGCTGATCGCTGCTCTTGACTAAACCGCGAGAACAGTGGTCGGCTTGGCCTAGGCGCGGCTCTCCGAAAAACTGATCCTTGAGCCGGAGGAAGCAGCCCAAAAGGTCCAGTTGGGAATTCATCGCCTGGGACACTACCCGGACCAAAACTGTATGGTCCACCGCCCCCACCTCCTCCTCTGCCAGTACCACCCGCGCCCGGCAGTAATCCAGCGATGCGAACACCTGGACCAGATATTCCGCCGGGTAACGCCTTAGTTAAGTTGGCCGTCATATCGTCGATCGAACGCTTTGCATTAGCAAATGCTGCATCAATCGCTTTTGCTGCATTTGCAGCTCGCTGAAACTGACCAACAGCAGTAGCAGGAAGCAATCCAAACGGACCTGTTGTGCCCGGCAGCGTTCGGCTGCCTGCACCAGCCGTCATGCTCAAAATTCTTCTGTCACGAGCCATTGCCTGTTCAAACGCTTCCTGATAAGCAACAGCTGACTCCGCACCAGCGCGGCGCATCTGCCGCAACAGCTGCAGCTTGTCTCGTCTAAATTTTCTAAATTGAATGCCAGGATTTATATCAATAACCCTTGGCTTGCCAACTAACTGATCAAGCTTCTTGAGATTTTGCTCAACACGGTTGTAGCCCCTGACTGCAACGTCAATATCTACGTTGTAGTTGGCCACAGGCTGGAACGCAGAACCCTACGCTCCAGTCTACCGCCCACTCATTGTCTGCGCCCTTCTGCCTGTCTTAGCGCGATCCATCGTTCGTTGCTCTTCGTCTGCCTTCAGCTCATAAAAAGCTGCCCAGCCAATTAACTCTTCTTGCGTTAGATGAGTCGTCAACTGGGCCAGCGTCATTCCCAGCTCTTTGGCTAGAAAAAACATGAAAAGCCAGTCGTTATTAGCTTTTCAGGTCTGCCTTCGCTTCCTCCACCTTGCTTTCCGCTCCAGAAGACAGCATCGCCAGCTGAATCTCTTGCAGCACTGATGCTTCAACAGCGTTTTTCAGGACAGCTTTCTCGCCATCTTGAAACAAACGCTTGCCGTCAGCATCCAAAGCTTTCTGAATCATCATGCTCAACGCAAAATCGTTTGCATCTTCAGCATCAGCTTTCTTCTGGATCGACTCGCGTTCCGCAATCGTCAATGGATGCCAGTAAACCTCCAGCACTGCTTCGCCGTTGTCCTCAACAACGTGCTTGTAAAGCTGGCTAACACCAAACTTGTTCCGCAACAGCTCGGAAGCACGCATACAAAAGAGTTTTACTTACCGCACTATACTATGCAATAGCAGTGAATTGGCAAGAAATAATCGCCAAATAATGAGAAACATCGTCTAATTCGATTGGCGTTGGGCCATTAACGTCCTTCACCCGAGGCGATGAGCTGAAAGTATCGGTATAGCCAGAAGCATTTACTGAGGTCAGGCCATCAATCACAGCCTCGCTCAAAGTTGCCAAAACCGACGTGCCAGCATTCCTTGGGACGTAGACATTGCATTGAATGACTCCGCTGTAGTAGTCCGACGCGGCTCCATGGGTCTGAAGCGTTGATTGCACAAAATCAATCCGCATCAGAATGTATTTTTTGGTCTTGCCCGGCGTGGTGTACGCAACATTGTCGTAGACCATCAACACCGTGTTATCCACGGCTGCAACTGCGTCGGTAACAGCCTTTTCAAAAGCAGCTCTAGCGTTGACTAGCGTCATGATTCTTGCCTACCTCGCATGATTGGAGTGGAACGCACTCTTCCAGGTAGCGTACCAATGCCGTACTTATCGTAAGGACGCGTGACAACTGGACGATCGCCAACCCGAAGATCAGCCATATCCCTTCTGTCACCAAAATACCTGTCCACCAACTTACGTAAGTCTCCTTGCACAAAAAATGCTACTTGGCCTTTTTGCATTGCAAAAGCTGCGTAGCTTGTTGTGTTGCCAATCCTTACCGTTTTTCTAAAATCAAACTGTCTCTTCATAACGCTGTCAAGAAAACGCTCATCAATTCTTCCGGGCAACGCTCCACGGCTGTCCCAAGCATCTCTCCAAGGCTGCTTTGTTGATCTATTTTTTTGACTTGTATCTGGGTCTTCCTTTCTGACGTACCCGCTCTGCGCTGCTGTCCAACTTGATCCGAAATAACCCGTATAAACTGGACTTACGCCACCAGCATTGAAATCGGTAGACAGCTCTTGCACCGTAAATTTCACAAAACGGTCAAAGTCTTCGTAAAACTTGTTCTCAATATCATTAAAAATAGATTGTTTAGCCATCAGAATCTAACTCCCACGATGTATAAATACTCCTGCCCGCCGCGATAAGTCCTAACGTCAACAACCTGAGTGACTCGACTAGATCCCGCGTAAGTCAACGTAATCGTGTCTTCTGTTGTCGGCTGGTTGTCGCCAATCAAGTCAGGCGTTACATAAACCTTGGCCTGACGCTCTTCTTTGTTTTCATCCCGATCTGCATCAATAAATTCAACGGGCACCTTGATCGAATAACTTGTGTCTGTCGTCGTCAACGCGCCAGTGCTGGTGTTATACGTCGGAGATGCTTTCCGGGTATAAGTCACCGTCGTGTCCAGTGACGTTCCAAGGTCGCGGACGACTTGTTTGGCGATATTCTTAAAGGCGCTGTCGAGTGCTCCTGCCATCTCAACCCCTCACAACGCGGAGAGAATACGAGCCACTGCCGCCCAGACAATAAGCGCCGAGATAAGACTGAAGCCAAGGATAAACGTCGAATACGTTATTAACAGTTCCAACAGCCTGGCTAGAAGTGTTGTACTTGACTTCCATTTCCCCAAGCTTGACGGATTCGTATAGCCCCGTATCGCCGGTAGTCCCTGTAATCGAGTCCGTGTCATTAGCCAGTGCGTTGGCTAACTCATAGGTAGCGTATTTGATGTCGTTTGGAATGCTGGTGCAAACCAACTCCACACGATCAACGTGATAGTTGTTGCGAGGCCAGCTCAACGCTTGGTTGTCATCACAACGATCACCGTAGAAGTTCAACGTAT